ATGGCCCTAGCTCGACTAAGATCAACAATCCTGTTTCCGAAGTTTATTGCTTTACCAAGTCCAGCACCAAAGACCTTGCCCCCTGGTGCTAACCCTACTATATCTAGTACGTTGCTAGCGGTTTTCTGGTTAAATCCTATCTCTCTGGGGTTCTGGAACATATCCTTTGCTGCATAGTAAGCATCATCCAGGCTCAGTATTGTCCCAATGCCAGGTGCTAGCTCCAGAAGATCTTCTGCAAAACTTTCTGTTCTAGGACCTCCTTCCTGCATACGTGAAGGTGTTTCTATCACAGTACCTGTGTTAGGGCCTGTGTCTAGAGATTGTATGCCGGGAGGTACGGACTCGTATGACTTGACTAGATGTCCCTGCCGGTCGTACTTCTTTATATCTATCGGCTTCTTCATGCCGACTGTGTTGAATGGGGTGTTAGGAGGCACGTCTGTGAAGGCCATAGACGCTTCCGTATTCCCGGCTTGATGAGCTGGTCTCAACCCATCCATGCTTGCTTGAGTACCGTGACGCACAACTTGTTGAGGATCTACTGCAGCCTGCCTGAACAGGTCCACATAGCTACCTTGATAGCCGCGTGCCTTTGCATTGTCTATGATCTCTCTACGCTGCGCGTTCGTCATACTCCGTTTGGTTCAAGGTCACCTTCTTTGTTAAGAGCTTGCTCTTTGAGTTGTATCTCTTTCTCTTTTATCTCAAAGTCTCGCATCATCTTCTCCATATCAATCTGCATACGATTGGTTTGATCTCTAGACTCTGCTGCAATGAGTGCCTTTTCTATTTCTACCTGCCTGTCTTTGTCTTTGTCAATAGAATCCATCTCTTGCTGCTGCTGCTTTATCTGCATATCCTGCTGAGCTTGCTGCTGCTGAGCTTGTTGTTGTGCCTGCTGCAACTCTTTCTGAGCAGCTTCAGCCTTTCTAATCTTATCCTTAAGACCTGCAAAGTTCTCTGTATCGAACATGTCAAGAATCGCACTGGCAGGCACGCCGTTCTGCACCATGGACTGTCCGAGTGCTCTAGCTTGTTCTATCTTGTCTTGGTCACGTCCCGCGTTAGATACAAAGACTCCATACTCACTTTCCATGTACTGCAGTGCGTCTATGTCTATTGTTTCTAGCGTGTTGTCCGGCATGACGTACATGCCTTTCTTTCCTTTAACCCAAGCTTCCTTAGAGTAATCCAATATGCCTTGGAGTTCGCGTTGCTCAAATCTTGCGTATTTGCGGAAAAGATCTTCCGTAATGTGCGATGACTGAACAATTGCTTGTTGGGATGCTGCTTTTCCTTCATAGGGTCCGATGCCACCTTGGCGTTGTCTGTTTACACCTGATATCTTCTCCCACTCCATTTGTATGGATTCTAGCAACTGCAGGTACTGACCGATAGTCTTGATAGACATGTCAAGCACAGACTGGTGCTGAGGTGAAAGTTGGATACCCTCTTTATTGTAGTCAACCCATGCAATACCTGTACCCTCAACAAAGTACATGAACTTGTCCATGTCCCACTTCTTAGGGATCATGTTGATGTCAAACTGTGCGATGATGTCCTTAGACCTTGCAATCGCCAGCTCCATGCGGTACTTGAAGATATTGTAGTTGAGCTGGTATGGGATACCTAGAGAGACTAGTGAGATGTTGTCTGAATTAACATCAGAGTACTTGCGCCCGTTTACTGGGAGCTTGCAGCGAGAAGGGTTGTCTAGGGATGTACGTTGGTTGGACAGGGGATTGATGTTGATGTAAAATCTACCATCAATTCGTGTACCCTCCCATACTTCATTCACCCATTCATAGCGAACGCTAGCACCCATCTCCTTCATCTCTCTAGGAAGTCTGAATCCTTCTTCTACAACTTCTTCCTCCATCACCCCAGTTCTTGGGTCTGGGTATGATAGGAATCCAATACGCTTACGGCCTTTCCAGTATACTGTGATGCACTCCACCAACCTGTTGCGGTAGATGTTCTCATCACTACCAGAGGCCTCAGCTCTGTAGAGAAGGTATGAGTCTGCTGATGCTTGCTGCGGATTCTCCAACTCAAGAATCTGCTCATCAGTCAGGTACTCACCAAATATATCTATAACTGTTGACGCATGTGCGTGCTTACGCACCATTGCCCAGTCCCCATCTTCTACAAACTCCAAGTCTGGGTCTTTATCGTAATCGATATCCAGAGGGTTCAATATGCTGTAGAATGGTTCGTCTCTTACTACACCTTTGTGGGAGTACACCTCCCCAGTCACCAGATAGTGAAAGAAGCCTTTGTTCAGCTTGTCCTTCATCTCCTCACTCTGCATGATGTAGTTCAATGCAGCTTGTCCTTTGATAGCTCTTCTATCTACGTAGCTTCTGTCAAACTCGTCCATCAGCTGCTTTGGCTGTGGGGGTGGTTGATCTCCCTGCATCTCTTCTGGAGATACGTTACGTAGAAATAGTGCACTGGCAATCTCAAGCATTCTCTTGTTTCTCTCCTCCTGTTTGACAGAGATAGAGTCAGAGTTCTGCACTGTAACTGTATAGTTGAGTGGCCTCTTTGCCTTTTCACCCAACAACAAGTCAATGATAGGCTTGATTATTGGGTAGTTACGTAGTTTCGATGGGAAGTTATTACGAGTCTTACCGTATGGCTTCAAGACATATCTATAGTCCTGCTCGTCAATAACACCATTGTAATAATCATACAATGACTTGAGGTAAGATCTTCTCTCACTTACCCCAAACTTAGAGAGATCGATGTATGCTTCTACACACTCTTCTCTCCACTTCTTTGATTTCTGAGACAACGGTATACGTTGCCTAGGTATCTTAGCCTGTCCGTACATCCTTGCTAAATTAACTGTAAACGGTATCGAACCAATCGTCTGAAGACCGGTCCTGTAAAATTTCTACTACCTCTCTATTATATAACTCTCGCGTGTGATACATCCCCACCATAAACGCCATGACTCGGTCAAAGTTGCCTCTATGATTGAACTTGATGAGCTCCTGTAGAAGCGCTGGGTCATAGATCTTATGCAGGTTAAGAGTAACATTCCCCTCTTCATCAGTGTGCCTGGGGGTGATCAGCCAGTCCCGTATGTACAACTCACCTTGCCGCTTGCGCTGCTCAGTCATATGCATTCCGTATTGTCTCTTTACATTCTTAGATCTAAGTTCCCTCTTGTCTAGCATCTCAAACTCCTCCTGTAGCTTATGAAGCTTGCGATATCTCTTCGCGTAAGCAATAAGCTCTCCACGGTCGTTCTCGAACCCGATCTTCGCGTTGTAGTATTCCGCCAGCATAAATAGATTGCGGTTGTATTCATCCTGTGTTTGTGGTCTACCGACATAGCTAGCTACAATTATATCGTCCGGCTTGGACAAGTTGTTAGGTCTCTTAATTACGTATGCAGCACCAAGTGACTCATTGGTGGTTGACTTGGATTGTGCATAGGGGTCATGGCAAATCAAGTATAGGTTGTGTGGTACTTCCCCCTCCTTTGTTCTGTAGGGAGATTCATATATGACGACTGCCCCCTCTGTCTTATCCCCCTTTCTGTGAGGAAACTTATAAACCGGAGATACTTCCCCGGATGCTCTGAAAGATGACTTCCCATCTTTGTTGTGGTACATTATCCCAGCAGTGCCTTCACTCTGGAGATCATGTGCTTTAATTTTGTTGTACTGCTCTTTAAGAGAAGTGACATCAAAGAGGTTGGCTGTGACTTGGAGGGTTGCTTCTTGTGGCGTGAACGGGTGTTCTGCCGTGTATTGGTCGAGCGCTTTTGGGTCGTTGGCCCCTTTCTTCTTCTCGCGTTGTTCTTCTTCATGTTGTTTAGCTTTTTCAATTATTGAGTTCCCGTTATCGTCGATGAACCCGTCCAAGTTCTGATAGATAGGAACAAAGTATCCGCATTTAGTGCCCATTGCACCTGCATCCCATGTATTTTCGAATGCCATGCAGTCGTAGGATTCTGGGTGGTAGAATAGTTCCTCCATACCATCAAACCCTACTCCCTCTTCACCACCAGTACCAAAGGCTATCATGGTACCTAGTGTCTTAGAACCCTGACGCATTGTTGGCATAGCTACCTCCCATGCTTTTAGTAGACCTGAGAATGAACCTGCTTCCTCAAAGAAAATCAGATCACCTGCCTTACCACGGACTTTATCAGGGTTGTCCTTCAAAGATACACCAATAATCTGAGACTTCATCCCAAGCTCTACGTCTGCACCATTGACATTCTTCTTATATCCTGACTGTTTGTGCATCTCACGGTCTCGCAGTCTAGGCTGTGTCCAAGCTGTGTTGTCATCTACAAATGACAGGAAGTCCCATGCCTTTGAGAGTAGGCCGTCACCGATCAGGTATTCTTTCTGTGATGCGAATACATAGTTTTTGCTGTTACGTAGCAAGAAGTAGTTGCGTGCTAGCATAGCCCCGGCTTTGTAAGAGAAGCCTTTACGTCTTGCTTTCAAGACCACCATGTGCTTGTTTGTTTTTCTGCACTCGTCTACCGCAGTGAAGTACTCGTGGTCTCCGTCGTAGAAGGCAGGAAATGTTCTGTCTCTTCTTGCGATCTTGGTACCGTCTGCTAGGACACCGTCTACTACTCTGTCTATTGGACAGAAGTTGAGATAGAAATAGTGATACCCTGTTAATCCCTCGTACCCGTCTAAGCATCTTGTTCTTTGTTCGTCCCAGTAGTCATAGTATTCTTTTGTGCCTGGTATAGAGTCTGTGTAGAACCCAAAGTCCAGATAGTGCTGTGCGGCCGGTGAGTACTTAATGCTGTCAGTAAACATCACTGTGAGTACTTGTTGGTTACAACCCCGCCTCTGTT